AATAAGGGTTGGTAATGATCCAATTTTGACGGGCTTTGTTGACAGGGTTACGCCTGTGGAAATTTTATTTCAAGATTTTGAACCCAATCAAAGCGAATAAACATTGCAGTGAAGCGGGTATTTGCATCAAGCCACGTAATATCTGCCGCTCCACTTGCGTTCTTCTGCCAAGTGGTTATCAGTCTTTCGATTCTCACAACCCCGGCCGAATCTGCTTTGACGGTAGCGATACCGTTGTTTAAAAGGCCCTCTCTTTCCTGAAAAGAAAACCTGGAGGTTTCCCTGGGCGCTTTGATCCCGTTAAGAGGAAGGGTTTGAAAAGGCTTGGATTCGTTTCCATTACCAGCGGCCAAATGCTGTGCAACCTGCCCGGCAGCCGCGGCCGCAACCTCTAAGGGCTGTTCGGGAACGTCGTTCGTTCCAATAACAACAATTTGTTTCGTGTTTTTTCCGGACCCAAACGTGACCAAGGCCGTTTGTGTCCCTGGTTTCGAAGTAATAGCCACACCGTCCTGTTGAACAGTCGGGCCAAATTTCGCTTCAAGATCATCGCGCAATGCGTCAAAATTGGTATCGTCAGTGTAAGGCATTGAAATTATCTGAAACCAAATGCCGGCTAATTGGTCTAAAACCGAAGGGCTGCCGTTTGAAATGTCCGGAGTGGCAGCACCCGCGGCCATTGCCACAATAGCCACCGTAACGCCGTTAGGCAATTTTTCCCCTGGGAAAAAGTTAAGACGAATATCGATATTGTCGCCTTCCACACCGATATTTTTTGCCGTCAAGGTAATGGTATCGGTCACAACGGCCGAAGTGACCGGTAAATCGGGATGATTAGCTACAATTTCAGTATTTATTGCTGCCGCAATTGCATTTGCGGAATCCCCGTCTGTGACGCCAACGGCTATTCTTTGACCGGCTATATAAAGAATAAGACTGCCGCTTCCCGTTGCCGCAGCCGTGATCTGAACCGTTCCCGTTGATTTATTTGTTGGCGTCGCTATGGGGTCCACAGTGGCGGCAATGGCCTTTATGGTGTTAATGTTATTGTTTTTAAAATAAGCTCTTGCCTGCAAATGGATTTGAGATCCAAAACCAAAAAACTCGGCCGCTTGATCTGAACTTGTGAGCGTGGTCAGAACCTTCGCCAGAACACTTCCACCGTCCGTTGCCTGACCAATAAGGAGGACGTCGTATTTGAGCGTGGACAACTGAGCCGCGGGCGGTTTTGGCGCGAACTCAAAATATTGTCCGGGCGTCCTTATGTCTGCGGGAATGTCATTAAAAACCACCATTTTTTTATCCTCCTATAAAGGAATTATTTCGATTTCTTTTTGTTAACCGTCTTTTTTTCGACCGGAATTGATTCTTTTTTTGCAACAGATTTAGATTCATCCACTAATTCAAGACCGCCTTCGGTAAGCCTGCGGTTCCAATAGGTGTTTTTCTCGACAGAAGCTCCACTATCCGGCAGGTTGGAATGACTTTTTGGATTCCAAACCTTAAATCCGGGCTCTGGTTTTACAAAAATTCTTTGCATAATTTAAAAATTTACTTTCGCTTGAATGTCAACGGTGACGCCTGCGGTTGAAATATCAATATTTGCCGTATTTAGACCGTCAAGCGTTTGGGCCGCTGGTGCGTCGGTGTCATATTCAATATTCCAAATCATGTTTGCAGCAACAAAAAGACGTTCACCTTCACTTTTAAAACTTATCGCCGTTGAAACGAGCTTTGAGTCTTTAGCCAGATTGTCCAGCAACGGATTTTTATAGAGGATTGTTTCAATTTGTTCGGCAATGTCGTCGATAATATCATCGGTTATAATACCTATTTTTTCCTCTACAAAAATTTGAGCATTAAGCTGTAAATCCCTTTCATACCACCTTGGAGCGTTTTCCCCTGCGTTTGAGTCGTCTTGAAGCATATAAAGCCCAAGAGCCGGTAAATTTTCGGTCCAAAATGGGACAAATCTTGTTTTAAAAACTTTTATTGGGGTTGCGGGAAGGGGAAAAAATACGTTCCCGTCAAGGAGGGTAAAAACCTTATCGCGGATTATTTGCCGTTCGTGCATTTTAAACAGGAACTTTTTGGAGTCTTAAAACTGTGGTGCCAACACCGTCTTGCTGATCCTCGATAATTCTATATTCGATAGTTCGAATCGTTACTTTATCCCCGTCTTTCACTTTACCCCCCACAATATCGTTGATATCAACTCTAATAATGGGCTCGGTCGAAGTGATCGGCTGCAAAGTATCCGGGTCAACCGACTCAAATTCGTTGTCAAAGATCGCGTTTAGCGTATAGTTCGCGCCGATAGTGGGGTTATAAGTAACCTCCTCGGCGAATTCTTCGTCATTAAAAAATACTTTTTTCTTATCCGAGTCGAGGGCGTCGGTAAAATCCGACATGCGAGGCCTACCCTTCGACTAATTCCAAAGCGCTATCAATAATGCTTTCCGCTTTTGCCTCGCCAATTCCAGGAAATTCCTCTAGCGCTTGCGCACCAGCGGAAACCACATCGTCAAAACTCTTGTAGCCCTCTTTAACAAAAAGCTCGGCAAGCTCTTGACCCACGCCCTTGATTTTTGTGAAATCAACCCCTGGTTTTTTTGCAGATGATTTTTTCTTTCCAGAATTAATCATCCCCATGGAAGACAGGCGATCAAACTCGGTTTTTTCCGTGATGTCAATTTCTTCGCCAGTGTAATAATATTTCCCGTTGTATTTAACAGTGCCTTCGACTATTGCTTTCATTTTACCGCCTTTTTTAAAGCCATAGGCCCGGCGAACAAGATGCCCGCCGAGCCACGTGGTTCAAGGTTATCTTATGCTAATACCGTCGCGGTCAAAAACGCGTCCGGTTGGTGCAAAGAAGGAAGCGGCGCTGACTGAACCATTAACAGTCTGGCGCTTGGATCTTCAACAATCCAGGACTTTGGAAACATTCTGACGGGAACAGTGGCCCGAACATCTTTGATTGCCCCGTACTGACGAACTGACCTTGCGCGGGTCGATCCGAATAATACCTTTTTCTCGGGCATCAAAGTTTGAAGAACTGCGGAGGTGTCAAGATACCATTCGTCATAAACGAAAATGGCCGCCCCAATTTCTCCAAGATCCCCAATAAATTGGGTTCCGTTTGGAAGTGTCTCTGGGCGAATTAACCCTAGATCAATACGCCTAGTATCAAGGGCGTCTTTTACTTTTGTGTGCTTTATGAATTCGTCAAAAGCCAGGTGTCCCATGACGACAGTGTCCGGATTAACACCCGAATCTTTAACTATGATCCTACGCCAATCCCGAAGATCCTGGAGAGGGTCGGAGGTGCCAGCGTCCCACAAATCTGCACCGGCCAAAACAGGCAAGTGAGAAGCTTCCATGAAAAAATCAATAGTGACATTTACGCCATCGCCTAAAATGGGAATTTTTCCAGTAGTCAAGACCTGTGCGGCCATCCATTCTTCACGCCTGACAATATCCTCGCTCAATTCCACAAGATCCTTGGCAAGTCTTTCCATCGCCCTGTCCTGCGGGTCCCTTGCCAAATAAAGATGCTGTCCCGGATCTCTTTTCAAAAGATCCTCTGCCGTTGTTACGCGCTTGGGCTTGACGTAAGGCGGGACATAGCTATTGGTGGTGAAAGGAAGTTTCTCGACTTGTTTGCCCTGCTTCAAAGGATTCACAAAAGCAGCAAGACGCCGTTTCCCTTTAACCACGTCAATGTCAACGTGTTCGGTGTCGGCTACGTTTTCCTCTTGGAAAAACTTGTCCAGAAAAAAGGTCCTGGGGGTAAAAAGCTGCTCCATAGTCCGGAGCATGGTTCTGGTTTCAAAAAGATCAATGGCCATGATTATGAATCCTTTTTTTAAATTCTGGTTTTCCGGACTTTAGCCTTTATTTATGAGTCCTTAACTGGCGTTTTCTGGAACATTGCAAGCGCCCGCATGTTGTCGATGTGATCCGCTGCCACGTCACCACCACCAAAGTTGAGCTTGTTTACGTTGAATTCGCCGCTGAAATAAACTGGAGTATTTGTTTTGTCGGCAGCGGTGGCGTCTGTGTCCTCAATGAGAACGGCCCGAGCCACTTCTGACCCATCAACGGCCGAATCATCGACATGGACATACTTTCCGGTCGCGGTAATTCGTCCCAACACAGCCCCGCGGGTCCTGTTTTGACCAGCGAACAAAATAACTTCATCGGTGATAATGGGAAAGTCACCGGCAATAAGATCGTCCCTGGTATGGACTTCTTGAGAGGATGAGGGGGGCTGGGCCATATTTTTAACCTCCGGTTATTGGTAATCTAATTTAAAAAAAATTCAAAAAAAATGTTTTTCAGAAAAAAATTATTTTGCCACGCTTTCGGCCATGCTAGGAGTCTTCCCGGTCCTGTCCAAATGTTTGTTTCCGTATTTGACCATTTTTTCGATAACTGCGTTTTCCTCGGCAGCGTCGGGGCTGTCGGAACCGCCGCTTGGGTCAATCTTTTCGCCCGTCTTAGTGAATTCGGTTTGGTCCCCCGTGCTTGCAGCCTTCATTGCCACAAGAATCAAACCGGAAATTTTATCGGCGGTCATTTCTGGTTTGTATTTGTTTTCGTTGATAATTTCCTTGGCGACCTTTTCGCCGGGACCCTCCACCTTTATGTTTTCGATTGCTTGGATTCTTTCACGCTCCACTTTGGCGGATTCCGTTTTTGCGTTTTCGACGTCTTCCTTTTTCAATGCGCCAGACTTGGAAGACTTGCCTTCGATAACGCCCTCGGCCTTTCCGCGTTCAAAACCAGCGGCGTCGCCCGTGGCTTTTCCTGCCACCTCACCCAGACCATAAACGGCATCATAAAGGTCAGGAAATTTTGCTTTTAATTGTTCCGGATTCATAGGATCGCCTCCGTTTTGATTTTCAACTTTCGGTTTATTAGGTGTTTTATCTAAATTTGCAATTAGTTTTGTGTATTTGTCAAGGTTTTCGAATTTAAATTTTTCTGTGTCCAATTTCGCAACCGCCTTGACTTTTCCCACCTCCTTGTCCGCAAGACCAATTGCAATGGCCTCGGCGCTATCAAACCAAGTCTCCGCATCCATGAGCGCTTTAATTTCTGAAACCTTTTTCCCGGATCGATCCGCGAAGATCCCGGCAATCTGATCGTTAATTTTTTGCATTATCGCGGCAACTCTTTCCAATTCTTCAGCGTCACCAACTACAAAACCAACTGCGTTATGGATCATCAAAAGAGAGCCTTGCGCCATTGTTATGGTTTCACCGGCCATTGTAATGACAGCGGCAATTGAAGCCGAAATACCATCAACAAAAGTATTAACGGTCTTCCCCCGAGTCCTTAAATTTTTTAAAGCAGTATGTATGGCGATACCGTCAAAAACATCTCCGCCCGGCGAGTTAATTCTGACGTTTATTGTGCTTGCTGAGATTTGATTTAATTCATCAACAAACTCTTTTGCCGTGATTCCAAAGAAAGAAATTTCATCGAAAATAAAAATGTCAGCCTCGTCACCATGTTCATTTTTAATTTCGTAAAATTTTCTTCCTTTATTTTTTGCAAAAGGAACGAGATTGTTTTGAATTTTCATAATTTTATTCCTCCGGTGGATCATTAGTGGGCGGAATGACTTCCTCGACTAGCGGCGGGTCCTGCCCGTTTGTACGCAATTCAAGCTTGCGTAAAAGCCTTTCCTCTTTACTTTTCCTACGCATTGCCGCCGTCCAGTTTCCGCCCGTCCTTTGGACGTATTCGTCTTCATACGTGCTTTGATTGTCTCCCCC